TGAAGAAGTAATGAAAGGGAAAAAATGACAGATACTGTAATGATGGAACTTGCAAAGATGCAAACTAAAATTAGAACTTATGAAAATAATGAAAAGAAACATATAGAACAACTTCATGCAAGAGATGATGAAATAACAAGACTTAATAAAGAGTTAGATTTATTAAAGTTAAAAGATCAAATGATAGCTAAGAATAAAAGTTATTTAGAAGCTAAAGCACAGAAAGATATAGATCAAATTAAAGAAAACCAAAAAATACAAAAGAAAGGAAACAATGAAACTAAAGCCACAGACAACAGAAGAAAAAAGTAAGGGAGGGTTTAAAGAAAGACGAAAGGAGTGTTTAACAAGTGCCAAGAATATTCCAACTGTTGATATTAAAGGTAAAAAATATTCAACTGTTAATGAAAGACACAGACATCTTTTACAATATTTTCCTGAAGCTAGATTTAATGAAGAAATATTATTCCATGATAATGAGAGAGTTGTGGTTAAGACCGAACTATATATTTCTGATACTATTTATGCTGTTGGTCATGCAGAAGAACATAGAAATGCTAATTTCATAAATAAAACAAGTGCATTAGAAAATTGTTCCAGTAGTGCGTTAGGTCGTTGCATAGCTGCATTTGGTCTATCAGGTTCAGAATATGCTAGTGCAGAAGAATTAGTAAATGCCTTAAACAATCAAAAGGGATCTACTCAACAAATTTCAATTAAAGATACAATTAAAAAGCAAACAACCGAAACTAAGTTGACTGCTTTGTATTCCGATTGGAAGAAACAAAATGATTCAATAGAAAAAGATTTTGAATCACAACAACAATCAATAAAAAAAAATGGAGGACAGAATGTCAGACAATGGTAGTGGTAAGCAAAAGGATTGGGTATTATTTCCTTATGATGCCAACAATGAAAAAGCCATCAGAATTGATTTCTCAGGAAATGTAAATTTAGATAATGGCAACAAGGGTACTATACTTGGTGTCAAAGGTGCATCAAGAGATGGTAATACCAAGTTTGTTAAAGTGTTTGCTCAAGTAGGAGTTCTATTCAAAGGTGATGATAAATTTACTGGCGAAATGAATTACTCTGAAGCTGGTGGACACAAAGGTTTAATCGGTTGGATTAACGAATCAGGTAATATTTTATCTGGTTATAAAAACGAACCTAGACCTAAACAAGCTAAACCTCAAAGCAAAGAAATTCCTTTCTAATTAGTGAAAGTAGTTTTTTTAATTTTAGTTATATACTCAGGTGATGGTAGTTTAAAATATGAAAAGATACCTTTTGCATATTCTTTACTACCAATCACTTGTGATGAAATGTTTGAAAAAAATGTCAAGTATGTTGAGAACCCAAATTACAAAGAAGGCAATGGAGAGGTTTGGGTGCTAACTAAATATAAAAATCAAAATGTAGTAGCTCATTACTGCAAAGATAGTGAAGGAAATTATGTCAGATAATGTTAAGTTTATTAGCGAAATAGAAAGATTATTAAAACAAAAACAAGATGACTATGGAGAATTTGACCATACCTCTTATGTTATGTCAGGAATTTTAGAAAAATATTTATCAGTTTATAATAATGTTGAGGTCAAAGTACCTTTAAAATTGTTTGGTTTATTTATGATTTTTTTAAAATGTTGGAGAGTTATGCAATCAGATAATTATAAAAAAGATAGCTTTGATGACATAAATGGCTACGCAGAATTATTAAGGAGGTTAGTAATAAATGAACAAGAAAAGAGGTAAAAGACCGATGACTCCTAAAATGCTCAGACTATTGCAATATCTTAAAAATTATAGTACAAAACATGGATATATGCCAACATTTTTAGAAATGGCTAATGAAATGGGTTACAAAAGTAAAAATTCAATCAGTTCGCTAATTGAAAAGCTAGAACAGAGAAACGAAATTAAAAGAGAATACTCAGGTTATAGCAGAAATATAGTTTTAAATGGTTAAAGTTTTAAAAAAATCAAGTTTAGAATTAGCAGTTGATTTTGAAGAAATTTTTGATGGTGCTAGTGTTGAAGAAGCTACACAAAAAGCACATAGTCAGAAAATGCCTAGTGAGTTTGCAAAAGCAAATATCACCGATAACAAACTTATTAGTGCAAATATAAAACTTATTGGTGAGGAGAATGATGAGCTTAAAAAATAGCAATACTAGATTGTACAATAAGCTAGATAAGGCACATAAAAAGGTTTATGCTGCTAAAGATAAGGGAAGGCAATGTGTACATACTCTGAAAGCATTTAAGGAATACAATCAATTATTCCGAAGAATTGTTGAAGCAGAGAACAAAGATGCTAGATTTTTATATACTTAATTAAGTATATATAAAAAGTTGCATAAAAACTTAAGGGATTCTATACTCTAAATTAAAGGAAGGAACACAATGAAACTATCACATAAAGCTAAGAAAAACTTTGAAGAAGATAATGAGTTTTATATTAAGTTAGGTAAAAGATTAAGACAAGCAAGAAGAACTAAGGTTAATGAGTTTACTGGTAAAGAAACTATTGTTCCATTAACTAAAGTTGCTAAAGCATTAAAATGTTCTTATCAACAAATTGGTAAATATGAAAAAGGTAGTGGTAAAGAAGGAAACAGAATACCCTTAGTAAATTTAGTCAAAATAAGTAAATTTTTAAAAAAACCATTAAGTTATTTTTTAGATGACTACAATGAAATAGATAAAGTTGCAGAAGAATTTAATATAGCTTACGAAAAAGAAAGAGATAACTTTTACAAAGAGCATCAAAAAACATTAGGTACTAGAAAAATTAGATAAGCTAGTTGCACTTACTCCTGATGACCAAGAAAAGTTAAGTCATTATAAAAGTATAGTACCAGCTATGATTGCTAATTGTCATAAGGCTCATCAATCAATACCAGGTTGGGAGTCTTGTAAGCCAGAGATAGAAGCCTTTAAATGGTTTGATGGTATCAATATTCCTGTTCATGGTTACATAGATTTAAAAGGCGACAAGGTTATTATTGAAGATAAATGCAAGATGCCAAGAAGGGGGATTGTCAAGAAAGATGGCACTAGGTCTTGGTTTCCAGGTAAGTTACCTGATAAGCCTTCACCCTATAATTTATTACAAGTAGATTTTTATTGGTCGGTATTTGAAGTTCCTGTTTATCTTTGTTATGTAAATGAAAAAGAATTTAGAGTTTATCATGCAGATAATTGTGATGAACTTAAACCAGAAAATATTAAAAAAAGAATACCTAGAATAATCCAAAGAGCTAAAGTAAGACAAAACTTAATGAACATTCAACCAGACTTTACACACATGTTTTGGAATAGTGATGCTAACGAAGATTATTTAAATAATGCTAAGAAATTTTGGGGATATTAAAAAATACCTTAAAACCCAAAAACAACTAACATTGTCGCACCTAAAATAAAACACCCTAAAACCTCAATCGTCTATTCTTCAATAAAAATATTTTTTTCTAAAAAATTGAAAAATTCAATTTGATATAATGTCTGTATAAAAAAAAATATGGAAGGAAAAAAATATGAAGACTAAAATAAAAACAAAAAATAAATTTGGTAAAGTTACAAGTGTTGATATTACATTTGGTAATGAAAAGTTTAGTGCTAATATGTCTGAGCATTATCCTAAGTTAGGTAATTGGACTCTTTGTAGATATAGACCAGATTTATCTTTAGACTTTATGAGGTTCTTTGCACCTGTAGGTGGTGATTTTAAATCACTAACTGAAATAAAAAAGTTTATTAGAGATAGAAAGTATCTTTAATTAATATTGAGGCAGTCTGAAATATGGCTGCCTTACCAATCAAACTTAGACTCATTCTCATAAGTCTTATCTTCATCTGATTTCTTCATACAAACATAATGAGCTTTACCTCTAGGATAAAAAGCTACAAAACTTTCTTGGTTCGTCATATTCTTATGACAATACTTACACTTTCCTATATCAATGATTATTACTTTAGGTTTGATCCAAGCCTTCTTATGTTTTGGCATAATTAGGTTTTTTACCTTTTCTGGATCTTCTCTCTGCTGTTTTCTTTCTTGAAACTGCTGCTCTCCTCTGACTTGCAGTCATGGATCTAGCTTTAGATGACTTTACACACTTAGGATAGTTCTTTCTTTTCTCACCCTTTGATCTTCCACATGGCGGAAAACCACCACCTTTTTTGGGATTAGCAATGTCCACCCATTTTTCTGATGTCCATTTTCTTAAACTCATTTCTTTTTCTTTTTCTTCTTAGGTTTTATTCTACCTGAACATACACCACTAGCATACATATTAGCATAAGCACTAGGATATACTTTAAACTTTCTTTTAGCTGCTGCCTTACCTTTTGCACAAAGTTTTGCCATTATTATCTTCCTACTTTTTTCATAGCCATTTTATGAGCTTGTCCAAAAGTTTTACCATTTCTCATAGCTTTTTTCATCATAGCCATGTGTTTATTAGTATGATGTTTTTTATGTCTTTTTAAAGTATCTTTTTGTCTTTTAGTTAGTTCCTTCATTTTTTTCTCTTTTTCTTTTTAAGTTTAGCAAAATCAGCACCAGTTATTTTATCAAATGGTGCAGCCATTCTAGCTATCTTCATTTGTTTTTTACTATACTTTTTGTTTTTACCTTTAGGCATATTTTTTTAACCCTCCAACATTCCCAACTGACAAGCAGTTACTCCTAATTGTTAATATTTACTTACCATTTTCTTTTTTTTCTTCTTAGATTTCTTCTTCTTTTTCTTCATTGGTTTTTTTCCATACATAGTTTTCTCCTTTTGTTACCATTTTTTGCAAGACCAATATCTAGCAGAAAATACATCTTTAGCAGTAGCACATTTGTGTCTAGCTCTAAAACTTTTTCGTCTAGCAGGGTTAGACTTTTTAATAGTCATATTTGCATCCCCATATCTAATTATCTTTTCTTTGCCACCTTTACAAGCCTTGACTACAAACTTTTTTCCACCCTGAACTTGTCGTTTAGGTCTGTTGCATTTCATTTTAGACTTGTTTATTGCCATGTCTTATAGCCTTCTTTATCCTTAGTAAGAGCTTGACCTCTAGGATTTGGCGACCAAGACACATGAATCCATCCACTATTAATATCTGAATCATCATAATACTCTAAAATAATTTGATCGAATGGAAGGTTCTCAATAATATGTTTAAATACTTTTTTATTATCTACACCAGGTATTTCAAAGTCTGCTGCGGCACATTCATTAGCACAATGTTGTGAGGTAGATTTTGATCCCAAAATTTCACACAACTCAGGTGATCTAAAACCAGAGGTAATCTTGATTGGGAGTTGAAAGTCCTCTCTAATCGGTTGTAAGATGGTCTGGCAAAGTTGTTTAAGGTTTTCTATTTGCTCTGCATTAGGTTCATTATCTATATTGTTTTTAAGAGCTGTTTGAGATTGTGTCATCTCTTTTAAGCTAAAGTTTTCAGTTAATTTCATCTTCATTTACTCCGTTAAAATATTTATATTCATATTTGACTGCTCTGCAATCATGTTTTTTTCTCATAGACTTTTGTTTATCTTTAAATTCTATAGCTTTTTTTTCAGACTCAAAGATAACATTAGTAAACATACTATAGATATTATTATCATTTTTCCAAATAACACACCACATTAAGTTTGCGTCTGTTCTCTACAAGAAAAAACAATGTATGCTCTATATTCATCAATAAATTCTTTACTAAAGTTTTCCATTAGTTCAGATGAATAACTATAACCATATCTAGCACATTCATGATAACTTTTAAATGTGTAATATTCTGGTTCAAAAGGTTTACAAGAATTACCAGAAACATTACTACACAACAACATGACTAGAACAAATTTCATTATGGGTGTTCCAACATCATCTTGTTTGTTTCCTTTAAATCCTTAATAGTTTTGTTAGCATCTTCTAAATCTTTAGATAGATGTTCAAGTTTTTGTAAGCACCTTTTGTTAGCACTATCTTTGGACTTGGAAGAATCTTGAAGCTCTGCGACTTCTTGCTTTAATATTCTAACCTGTTCCTTATATTCGTTTATTATTTCTAAACTGTCTGACATTATTTCTTTTTAAATGTAGAAACACCTTTAATACCAAGAATTGTTGAAAATGCTCCAACTACAAGAGCTTGATAAAACATCGGTAGATTTGCAAACTTATTAAAAAATATATCTATCTTTTGTTGTATATCAGGATCATCACTAAATACTGACCATGCCAAAAGCAACAGAGGGATCGAAATAAGTATGAGGCAGAATTCGTCTTTCCAGTCGCCTTTATGAGATTCAATAACTGCTCTTTTAAATTCAACTTCTCCATTAGCCATTCGTTCAGCTAACTTTAATTCCGCAACAGACTCTAACTCTTTTGTCTTTCTTCTATTGGATGCAATAGACATTCCAGTCTTAATCATACCTGGAACTAATTTAGCTGCTAAGTTTAACCACATAATTTACTCCTTTATTCTAATATTAGTTTCTTAATTGACTTTGATCCATCTATATTTGATTCTAATTCAGCCATTGATTTAATACATTGGTATTGAATATTATTATTCTTATTGGATCTCATTGCAACCCTTTTTCCTTTTAAACAATCAGACATAGATTCTTGTATTCTATGTTCTTTAATCTCTCCATTTACAATCATAAGTAAGGCTATAATTAACTCCATTAGTGAGCTCCATTTCCGTTAGCTCTAACTTTATCTTTTAAATCCTCAATATCTTTTAATGCTTTTTCTAATTGATCTCTTAAAAACTCTATATTTACTTTGTTAGTCATATTCATCTCTTGAGTTTCTTCCATTTTTTCAACAGACTTATATAAATCTTCCAATAAAAAATGTTGCTCCTGATCCACAGGTACTTGTTCTGATTTTTTTAACAAATCATTTTCAAATAATTCTCTTGAGGTTTCCAAAGATACTAACCTTGAAGTTAATTCTGTATATGCAAACACACCCATTGCTACAAGAACTATAAGACTAGCTACTGTTTTCATTGGCATTTGCACAGCTGCCGATTCTGATATATTTAATGGTTTATCTTTCATATTGGTTTCACACAAAGTGCTAAGAATACAAAACCTAAAATCAACATACCTGTAAAGTAATAGTTCATGCTTATCCTCATAAATTATTTAGCTACTTTGCCTTTGTTAATACCCTTTTTTATTACATATTCCTTAGTGCCATTTGCACCATGATTTACTTCTTTTTTAAGATTTATAAATAGTTGCATTTCTTTCCATTTCTTTTGGCTATCTTCAGAAAACTTACTTAATATTTTAGTATCTCTCATTTTTTTTTCTTTCTCTTTTTAAGGTTAGGATCGTCAGATATAAACTTATCAAATAGATAACCAAAGAAATTATCTATTACTCCAAATAATCTATAAATAATATTATCAATCATAATCTACCATCATTAACTTTATGCCTAACCTTTTTTGTTCTTTTGTAGGACTTCTGTGAATTTTATATGAGCCTTTAGGTTTATCTTTAAGACTCTTACCTTTTTTATTTTTTCTAAAGGTATTTGTTTTTATGTCTATTAATGTTATTTTACCATTTCTATCTACGATTACAATGTCAAATGGACAAGATGGATCGCAACTTTTAGCACAGAAATAGCCTTCTTTAGTCAGCTTTGCTATTGCTTCGTATTCGCCTACAGTTCCTTTAATTGATGTTTTCTTTTGTCTATCAGAGATTATTTGTTTATCTGATTTCAAAATAATTATTTAAAATAATTATAACCACTTGTTATTAATCCTGCTATAATTAGTAATATCCATATAGCACCCTTTCCCTTGTTAATATCTGCTCTAAGTGATTTAGTTTCACTTTTAAGTTCCTTTACTTCTTTAACTAAAAAATCAATTTTTACTTCTGTTGCAGATTTTCTTGGCATGATTAATTTTTATTTTCTTGACCTAATATCATTTGTAGATATTCATTAATAAATTGTCTTGTTTCAGAATCTGCATTACCCATTATAACACCTAATCTACCTAAATGTTGAATAGCTCCGTCAACACCTTTATTTTGACCAATTTTTATTCCCTGTGCTAACCATTTTATAAAAGATGGATTAGTCATTAAACCTGCTGTAACTCTTGAACCACCTATAATTAATGGTAGTCCAATAAGAGCAAATGCAGGATTAGCAACAAATGCTCCAGCACCTCCACCTAATAAAATACCTTGTCCTATAATTCTATCTGCTGTTCCAGATGGATTTCTAAAAGTTTTACCACTTTGTCTTATGAAATTTGATATATTTAAAATTTGATCAAAATCTTTTTGCATACCAGATGTCCAACCTTTACCTCCAGTAAATTTAACATTTTGTTTAGTAACACCACCAAATAATGATTCTTTAGCTGCTTTGCTTAATTTGTTATAATTAGTTAAAAATGTTTCTGAAGAAAATTTACCAACACCTTCAACAAAATCTCCTGCTAATGCTTGACTTGCCTGTAATCTTCCCATTCTATCAATTACATTAGATAGAAAAACATTATATTGATCTGTGAAGAACCCTCTTTACCTGTATTAATTAATAATGATGCAATACGATCTGGATCTGCTGTTTTTGCTATTGGCAATAAATAATCATCTACTCTTTTTAAACCTGATTGGTAATATTTATTTGCTCTTGTTAATGCGTTTAATCCTTTTGTATTACCTTTTAATGCTATCTTAATATCTTCACTTAAAGTTCCATATATTGTTTTTAACTGAGCTTTATCTACAGGGTTAACTAAATCAAAACTTGATAATTTATTTCCAATTTTATTTTTAATACTTTTTATGGCTTGGTAAGGTAAAGTTCCTTTGCCATTAATTAAATCTTTTTCTAAACCTGTTAAAATATCATTTAAAAATTGATTTTTAAAAACTACAGAAGTTCCTTCTGCACCTTTAACAGGAGCAACTATATCTCTTAACTTAGTTACTGTATTATTTAATTTTATTCCTTGTTCAGGTTTTAAATATTTATCTACTTCTCCAAATAAAACACCTGATTTAGCTTGAAAACGACCAACAAAACCATCTGAAGCATTGACTCCATTTTTTATACCTTGATTAATAATTCTACCAACAGCAACTTCGTCAGCAGGAATTACTTTACCAATATTTTTTGTTGCAATGTTTAATGCTTTTTTTGCTAAATCATCTTGAGCTTTTTGTGCTACTGCTGCTATCTTTCCTGATGCACCAGGAACATTACCTAAAACTAATTCTACAGTTTGTATTCCTTGTTTTTGAGTTACTTGTCCTAAAGAAGGTGTAACACCTGCATCTACATAATTTGCAAGTCTTTCAGATGTTGCTTTTCCTGTCTTACCAAATCCAGTAATTGCACCTTTAAAACCTTTGACAATTAAAGGAGCTACTGCTTGACCTACAGAACCAAACGCAAAATCAGTTGCTCTTTGTGCTGCATGTTCTTTGTTAGTCCTTAACATCTCAGCTCCATATTGTGCTGCTACTCTTTCAAATAATTCTGCACCAGCAGCCATTCCAACCCCTGCACCAGCTACTGTTCCTACACCAGGTGCTATTGCTGTACCACCTGCTGCTCCTCCGATAGAACCAACAATTTCAGTTATTTCTTTACCAATGTCTATAAAGTCTGCAAAATTAGTTTTTTTTTTATTGTCTAATTGAAATTTATTTCCTTTGTCATCTGTAACTAAAAAATTGTTTGATTGTGTTGTATCAATTTCAACTTGAGGATAAAATTTTTTTAAAGTTGCAATTTTAGATTCCATATTAGGTGAACCTTCAACAAGAAATCTAATTTTATTAGGTATCTCAGGTAACTCATCTAATATTTCTTGAGTTGGTTTATATTCTTCAAATAATTCTACTGTTGGAATATAATCTGCCATAATTAACCTTTTACTTTTTTATTCTAAATTTCATACCATCTGGAAGAATATAAATCATTTCTCCAGTAGCCATGTCATAATCTAAAAGTTGTGCTTTACTTGAATCTATTACTTCACCATCTTTAGTTTTAATTTGTTTAGGTCTTAAATCTCCAGATAAAAATACTTGAGAAGGATCTAATCCAAATTCTTGAATTGAAGAACCAAAAGATCCTTTAAAAGCATCAAATTGTTTTATATTAGAATTATATAATTTACTTGCAGTACTAACAAAATCTGCTCTTTGTTTTTCTGTTAATTTTTCTCCTGATACCGCTTTGTTATAAGCATTCCAAACTCTGTCTGGAACACCACCTGCAGAAGCTGCAGTTGCTTGTTCACCTTCTCTAACAACAGAAGTTGGATCAAGAATTTTCATATAAGTAAAGATCATAGACATATCTCCAGCTGCACTTTCTTGTTTTGCAGATGAAGTTAATTTAGAAAATTGAGTAGATGCCATATTAAAATCTTTTACAATAGCATTATTAGTAAATAAACCTTGTAAGTTTTTTGTTTGATCTCTTTTAATTTTATTTAAATCTTCAGGTTTTGGAGGTTTAGCTTTTACATTTGGTAAAACTCTTTCTCCTGTGTCAGCATAATAATTAAAACCATCAGCTCCTTTAACCATTTTTCTATCTTTTTGTTTAGGTGTTAATAATTGTTGCATTTGAGCAGTTTGAGCTACAGCAGGAAATAGTGCTGCAAAAGGATCTTTACCTTGAATACCTTGACCATAGATAGCAGAACCTAATAAAGCACCTTGAGATATATTACCTAATAATCCACCACTTTGATTAGCAGGTGTATTTAGTAAACCTTGTAATTGCTCATATCTTTTTCTTAAATTGTCTATCATTATATTAATCCTAATCTCCTTAAATAATCTATGTTATATGGGTTAGTTGTTAAATTACTAGCCATTAAACCTCCATAGGGGTCAGCAGAATAGCCAAACTGTTGATTTGTAGGTGTTATACCCAAAATATTATTAACACTATTTTTAGCATTATTATAGCTTATTTGCAAATCGGAACTTAATGGTGAACCTTGAGTCATAAGCATATTATCAAAATATTTATTTACCATAGAATCTTGAGGAGTTGTGTTTGATATTATATTGGGCAACTCAACTTGTGCTTGGTTATATAAATCATTAATTTCAGTTTCTGATAAATTTTGATTTACTGATCCATCACTATTAAATACTCTACCTATCCAACCACCTTTATCTATTGGTTGTCCACTACCCATGCCATCAGCAGTATAGCCACCATATTTTCCTGTGCCATAATCAGTTGTAGCATTTTCTTTTATAGTTCTACCAGCTGCAACTAAAAATCTTAATGTAGGTGATACTTTTAAAAAAGGATCAGTAACTACAGTATCTTTCCAATGTTCACCAAAAGTTAAATTAGTTGTTCCTTTATTACCTTTATAAAAAGAATAATTTTTACCCTCTGTATTATTTAACCTATTCATTTCTTTTTGATAAGCATCTTGTTCTTCTTTGGTGTAATCAGTCCAATCAGATTTATCTAAGCCAAGTTCTCTTAATTCTTGATTAGTTTTACCAATGGCTTTTTGTGTAGCTTTAAAATGGTCAGGATCAGGTGCTAAGTATTCATCTTCGGCATCTACATTTCCCATAGTAATTCCAGCTTCATCATAAGTTGATACAGGTGTAGATGTTGTTGGTGGATTTAATATTGATGGAGGTGCAGATGGGGGTGAATAACTTTGACCACCTCCTCCTCCACCGCCACCACCACCGCCAGAGTTTCCTCCACCGCTGCTTGATGAACTTGAGCTTGAACTAGATGATTCTGCACTTCCTGGAGCTCCACTACCACCTTGATAAGCACCAGCACCTCTATAAGATGGGATTCCTTGTGGTGTTAATAAACCTAATGCACCATTATCTTTAAGCATTTCTGCTTCGTCTTGATTTATGTATGCTAAAAATTCACCTTTAGGTGCTATATCGTTTAGAAGTCCTGCGTATTTTTTAAGGTCATTCATTAAGAATTAATCCTTTTATAAAATTATTGAAATTACAAATAA